AACACAAGCGAATTTAATTTAGGCGCAAGAGCAAATACCGAAGTATTTTGGAACGGAAACCTTGACGAAGTATCTGTATTTAATTCAGAACTTACTGCAAGCAACATTACTACAATATACGGAACAGGTGTTCCTAATGATATAGCATCATTAAATCCACTTAGTTGGTGGAGATGTGGAGACGGTGATACATCACCAACTTTAACAGATAACGGAAGCGAAAGTAATAACGGAACAATGACAAACTTCACAACGTTCAGTACAGACGTACCAACATAGAATATAAGTCTAATCGCTATAGGTAAGTATTTATATGTATAAAAAAATAATAGTATCTTTGTATATATAAAAAAACAAAATGGCTTACCAAAAATTACAGGCTTACAGAGCCTTAGCAGTCATACCAAGTGACACTGTAGATATTCCAAATCCTGCTACGCTTGCAATAAGCAGTACAACAACAGGAGCATCAGCTAACAAGCTTATAGATTCAGCAGGTGATTTTGTAAATAAAGGAATTCAGATTGGAGATGTTGTATATTCGGGAACAACAGCAGCTTCAGTAACAGCAATAGATAGTGCAACTCAACTTACTGTAACAACAGCAATAGCTTCGGGACAAGCATACAAATTATATGCTGCTCACAATACACCAAATGACGGATGTGTTCTTTACGTCGGCGGAGCAGGTGATATTCAAATTCTTACAACAGGTGATGATGACGTTGTGTTAAGCGGTGTTCTTGTGGGAAGTTTTATTCCTGTTCAAGTCAGAAGAGTAAAAGCAACAAGTACAACAGGAACATTAATCATTGCACTGTGGTAAAATTNTATTNTACCTGTACNCATAAGGTTAATATAAAATATGTAACAAAGTAAAATGTCACANATAAACGAAAAGACCAAAATTAATTTAACACCAAAGAACTTGTTGTTTATTATTGGTCTTGTGGCAACCTTTGTNAGTATGTANTTCAAACTTCACGCAGAGGTAGAAGATGCAAAGCGATTACCTGCGAGAGATGTGCAGGTAGATAATGCAATCATTAAGACATCTAACGAGATAGAGTTTATAAAATCAGAGATTGCAGAAATCAAAGGACAGCTTCAGACTATGGAGAATCGTCTGTACCAACTACAATAGTAAATTATGGCAAAAGTATGTAGATGCTGTAGTCAAGAAATTAAGAGTGATTCAAAATATACTTGGATTCTTGATAATGGTCACGGTGGAATTATTGATGGTGTGTATCAAACAGCCGGAAAGCGTAGTCCTATTTGGTCAGATGGTACTCAGCTATTTGAGGGAGAGTTTAATCGTGCTATTGTAGATAGGATTGCAAACTATTGCGACAAAAATAATATTGAGTACATAAACTTGGTTGACACCAATGAGGATGTATCTCTATCTACTAGAGTTAAGATGGCTAATGAGGTATATAGTGAGTCAGACAAACCCTGTATATATGTGAGCATACACGCAAATGGATTCAGCGATGAGTCAGCAAATGGGTGGGAGGTGTATACGTCTACGGGAGAGACACAGTCAGACCACATTGCAACAGTGCTGTACGAGGAGGTAGAGAAAGAGTTTCCCTTGATAAAAATGCGTAAGGATACAAGGGACGGTGATGTAGACAAAGAATCTAACTTCTATGTTCTTATACACACAGCTATGCCTGCTATACTATCGGANAACTTNTTTATGACAAATGAAAAAGAATGTAAGAATATTTTAATGANTGAATCCGGCAGAGACCAAGTTGCCAATGCTCACATTGANATGATAAATAAAATTGANAACGAATGAAAGAAATATTAGCAAGACTATTTGGAAAAGGTTCGGGGGTTGTTGAGCAGGTCGGAGGAGTTGTAGACAAATTCATTAGAACCAAAGATGAGAAAGCTAAGTTTGAGAAGGAGATGACAGAGATACTTATCAATGCTGAGGCTGATATGCAGAAGAACGTCACCGAGAGATGGAAGTCAGATATGACTTCAGACTCTTGGTTGTCAAAGAACGTCCGACCATTGGTATTGATGTTCTTGGTTCTGTGTACGATGCTATTGATATTTATTGATGCGGGTCGGCTTGATTTTAAAGTTGAAGCAAATTGGGTAGACCTGTTGCAGATTCTTTTACTCACAGTAATAGCTGCATATTTTGGTGGTAGAACCGTTGAGAAGACAAGAAAGAAATAATTCCTATCTTTGTAGGAAATAAAATTTAATACAATGAAACTTGATGAAAAAGAATTAGAGACCATCCGTGAGATGCAGGGTGAGTTTCAAAAGGCAAAACTTGCCTTAGCGGATTTAGAGCTTAACAAGTACCAACTTCTAAAGACTATTGATGTCTTGAAGCAAGACTTCGGTAAGCACGAACAGAAGCTTATAGATAAATATGGAGCCGACTCAGTTATAAATGTTCAAACAGGAGAGGTTACTGAAAATAAAAAATAGAGATGCCAAAGATTAGTACATATGCAACTTCAAGTCCTGTTTTAACAACGGACAAGGTTATAGGAACAAATGTTACAGGAACACCTACTAATGCTACAAAGAATTTTACAGCAGGCTCCATTGCTGCATTGGCAAAAAATGCAGGGGTGTTAGCTCTTCCTGCTCACGCTGACCAAGCTGCTGCTTCGGGTGCATCATTAGCTGCGGGAGCTTTGTATCAGACTGATGGCACCGCTGCGGCCCCTCTTAATGTAGCGGGTATTGTAATGGTGGTTCAATGATATGGATATTCGAAAGATAGCTATAGGTCCTGACTACAAAGGTGGTGCTATGCACTACATTGTAGGTCAGAACGTGCTAAACAATCAGTATACTATACACCTTATACGTCAAGATAAGAATGATGGTAGCATAAAAATTTGGATACAAAAAGATGATGAGATAGTAATGTGGAAGAGCTTCACTAATACTATGCCGATATCTGTAGAGTACAATATAAACTTTTAAGTTTAAAATTAAATTAATAGAGGTATCTACATATTTAAATATGTAATCGATAGCCTTGTCTTATTATGAAATCACCATTTTATTTTATAACTAAGCCATACAACGGAAGGAGATACGACAACTTCAAGTCTATTGGTGGTATTGATTTTATTACTAGCACATCAGAAGAGGACCATCAGTCATCCAATAGATATGCTGAGGTAATAGAAACCCCTATTGGATATGAAGGCCCTATAAAGAAGGGAGATACCCTTGTAGTTCATCATAATGTATTTAAGTTCTATAATGATATGAAGGGAAGGCAACAAAGCGGAAAGAGTTTCTTTAAGGATGACTTGTTTTTTATAGATGAAGAACAGTTCTTTATGTATAAGCAGGATGGAGAATGGTACTCATACGATAGATACTGCTTTGTAAAACCTGTAAGTACATCTGAATCATATATATTTAAGCCTTTTAGTGAGGAGCCTTTGGTAGGTATTATGAAGTATCCTAATGAATACTTAAAATCTAAAGGTATATCTAGTGGAGATACAGTATGCTTCAAGCCTGATAGTGAGTATGAGTTCGATATAGATGGTGAAAAGCTATATAGAATGTATGACCATCAGATAACAATAAAGATGTAATGGATAATAAGGATGTAAAGCTAAGGATTATAGATGCAGCTATGAAAGCTGTTGAGCAGCTTATAAAGGTAGCTAAAGAGGATATAATAAAGATAGACCCTGAAGATGAGCTTGCAGCAGACAGGTTAAAGAATGCGGCAGCTACAAAAAAATTAGCTATCTTCGATGCATTCGAGATACTTACAAAGATTGAAAACGAAAGAGCGGATATAGATATAGCGGATAAAGGTCCATCAAGGGTAGACACAAAACAGGGATTTGCAGAAAGAAGGTCAAAGTAGTTTATACAAGGTGTTAGAGGGCTATGTTTCTTCTAATGTTATAACCAACAAGAACAGAAACAAGAGTTGGTTGTATGGATATGATACCAAGTATGATATGATAATCATCTCTAAGACAGGAATGATTGGAGAGATTATAAATATCAAGGGATTAGTGATAGCACTTCCGGCTGCACCTAAAGACATTTACAAAAGAAGTAAGACTGCATCTGAGCAGTATTGGGAGCGTAACGAAATACCTAAGCCTTTAGAGAAGATTACATCTATATTCCAATGGAATGAGAAGCCTACCGACTTTAAGAATATATGGGTAGACTATATAGAGGGAGAGTTTGATAAGCGGGAGATAGGATATTGGTTTATGAATAACGGTAAGCCTAACTATATTACAGGGCCTCACTATATGTATCTGCAGTGGACTAGCATTGATGTTGGATACCCTGACTACCGAGAGGCAAATAGAATACTATACATATATTGGGAGGCGTGTAAGGCTGACAAGAGAAGCTTTGGAATGGACTACCTAAAGATAAGACGTTCAGGATTTTCTTTTATGAGCTCATCAGAGTGTGTAAACACCGGAACGCTAGCAAAAGATTCTAGGGTAGGTATATTATCTAAGACCGGTGCTGATGCGAAAAAGATGTTTACCGACAAGGTTGTTCCTATAAACAGCAGGCTTCCATTCTTCTTCAAGCCTATTATGGATGGTATGGACAAACCAAAAACTGAGCTAGCCTTTAGGATTCCGGCAGCAAAGATTACAAAAAAGAATATGTACGACACCACCGTAGATGATTTAATGGGGTTAGATACAACAATAGATTGGAAGAATACAGATGACAACAGCTATGATGGTGAGAAGCTATTACTATTGGTTCACGATGAGAGTGGTAAGTGGCTAAAGCCAAATAATATATTAAATAATTGGCGTGTAACAAAGACCTGTCTTAGGTTAGGTAGTAAGATTATAGGTAAATGTATGATGGGCTCAACCTCCAATGCATTAGCAAAGGGTGGTGAAGAGTTTAAGAAGCTATACAATGATTCTGATGTAACTAAAAGAAACGCCAACGGTCAGACCAAGAGCGGTATGTATTCGTTGTTTATTCCTATGGAGTGGAATATGGAAGGCTTCATAGATATATACGGTATGCCTGTATTTAGAAAACCGATTAAGGCTATACGTGGGGTTGATGGCGAGATGATTGACAATGGTGCTATTGACTATTGGGAGGCAGAGGTAGAGTCATTAAAGAATGACCCCGATGCTTTAAACGAGTTCTATCGTCAGTTTCCTCGTACCGAGTCTCACGCATTTAGGGATGAGAGTAAGCAATCCCTTTTTAATTTAACAAAGTTATATCAGCAGATAGACTATAATGACTCATTAATAAATGAGCATCACCTAACTAGAGGCAGCTTTCATTGGAAGGATGGAGTTATAGACTCTAAGGTTGTGTGGTCACCTGATAAGAGGGGTAGGTTCCTAGTTAGTTGGCTACCAAAAAAAGGATTACAAAACAGTGTGATAAATAAGAGAGGTATAAAGCATCCCGGTAACGACCATCTTGGCTCGTTTGGATGTGACTCCTATGACATATCCGGCACTGTAGGTGGTGGTGGTTCTAATGGGGCACTACACGGAATAACAAAGTTTAATATGGATGATGCTCCTAGCAATGAGTTTTTCTTGGAGTATGTTGCTAGACCACAGACTGCAGAGATATTCTTTGAGGAGGTGCTTATGGCCTGTGTGTTCTATGGTATGCCTATACTTGTAGAGAACAATAAGCCTAGACTACTGTATCATTTTAAGAATAGAGGCTATAGAGGATTTAGTATCAATAGACCTGACAAACATTACAATAGATTATCTAAAACTGAAAGAGAGTTAGGCGGTATACCTAACTCAAGTGAGGATATTAAACAGGCTCACGCATCTGCTATTGAATCATATATAGAAAAGTATGTGGGTATAGATTTAGAAGGCACATATCGAGATACTGATGAGATGGGCTTTATGCCTTTTGCTAGAACCCTTGAAGATTGGGCTAAGTTTGATATAAGTAACAGAACAAAATATGATGCCACTATTAGTTCAGGTTTGGCTATTATGGCAAACCAAAAACAGGTGTATCTCCCTGAGAAAAAAGAGTCGAAAATAAGTATTAACTTTGCAAGGTATACCAATAAAGGTACAAGAAGCGAAATAATTAGAAGATGAAGGATGTAAAAGTAAACATTTCATCTACAGGATTTCCAAGTCAATTTGTTTCTGACGCTGAGAAAGCAACAGAAGAGTTCGGATTACAGATTGGACAGGCTATTCAATATGAATGGTTTAGAAAGGATGGTCAATCTTGTAGATATTATAGCCAATGGAGAAACTTTAATAGGTTAAGATTATATGCAAGAGGCGAGCAGTCAATTGCTAAATATAAATCTGAATTGGCGGTAGATGGAGACTTGTCATACCTCAACCTTGATTGGACACCGGTTCCAATAATACCTAAGTTTGTTGATATTGTTGTAAACGGTATGAGCGATAGACTATTTAAGGTAGATACATATGCTCAGGATGCAATGTCTCAAGCTAAACGTAGTAAGTATCAAGATATGATAGAGGGTCAGATGGTGTCTAAAGAGGTGCTGTCTATAATACAAGAAAAGTCAGGGGTAGACCCATTCGCTATGGACCCTGCTAACTTGCCTGAGTCAGATGAGGAGCTTCAGTTATATATGAATCTAAACTACAAGCCTGCTATTGAAATAGCTGAGGAAGAAGCTATAAATACTATATTTGATGAGAACCACTATCAAGATATAAGAAAGAGGCTCGACTATGACCAAATGGTTCTAGGAATATCCTGTGCTAAGCACGAGTTCTTACCGGGAGCAGGTGTTCAGCTATCTTATGTAGACCCTGCGAATATTGTATACAGTTATACAGAGGACCCACAATTTAAGGACTGCTTCTATTGGGGAGAGATAAAGACAATACCAATAACTGAGCTTGTAAAAATCGACCCATCTTTAACTAGGGAGGACCTAGAGGAAATAAGTAAGTACAGTCAGAGTTGGTACGACTACTATAATACAGCTCAGTATTACGAGAATGATATATTCTATAGGGATACCTGTACTGTTATGTACTTCAACTATAAAACCACAAAGAAGGTAGTCTATAAGAAGAAGATACTTGAAGGCGGTGGCTCTAAGGTTATTGAGAAGGATGACCAATTTAATCCTCCTGCAGATATGATGGAAGAGGGTCGATTCGAAAAGATTGAAAAGACTATTGATGTATGGTATGACGGTGTTATGGTTATGGGTACTAACATACTATTGAAGTGGGAGATGGCTAGAAATATGGTACGTCCAAAGTCTGCAAGTCAGCACGCACTACCAAACTACGTAGCATCAGCACCACGAATGTATAAGGGTGTTATTGAATCATTGGTTAGAAGGATGATTCCCTTTGCTGATTTAATTCAGATGACACACCTTAAGCTTCAGCAAGTAATATCTAGGGTAGTACCTGATGGTGTATATATAGATGCGGATGGATTAAATGAAGTTGATTTAGGTACAGGCTCTGCATACAATCCTGAAGATGCATTAAGACTGTACTTTCAAACAGGTAGTGTTATTGGTAGAAGTTATACTCAAGATGGTGAATATAATCAGGGTAAGGTTCCTATCAAGGAGCTTCAATCATCATCAGGGGCTAGTAAATCACAGATGCTTATATACAACTACAATCACTATATGGATATGATTCGTGCGGTTACAGGACTGAATGAGGCTAGGGATGGTTCTGCACCAAACTCAGATGCGTTAGTGGGTCTACAGAAGCTTGCAGCATTGAGCTCTAATACAGCAACTAGACATATACTTGACAGTAGCCTTTACATATATAGAACATTAGCCGAGGCATTAACATATAGAGTTGCTGATATATTAGAGTATTCAGACTTTAAGGATGACTTTGTAAATAAGATAGGTAAGTATAATGTAAGTATACTTAATGATATATCAGACCTATACATCTATGATTTTGGAATCTTTATCGAAGTTAGTCCTGATGAAGAAGAGAAGGCACAGCTTGAGCAGAACATTCAGATGGCATTATCACAGAAGGACATCAGCCTTGAGGATGCTATTGATATTCGTGAGATTAGAAATCTTAAGATGGCTAATCAATTATTAAAGCTTAAGCGTAAGCAGAAGCAAGAGAGAGAGCAGCAGCAACAGATGCAGATGCAGGCAATGCAATCACAACAGCAGATGCAGTCTCAAGAGCTTGCGGCACAGACAGCTATGCAGAAGATACAGGCAGAGACGCAGTCTAAGATGCAGATTAAGCAGGCAGAGGTTGCATTTGAGATTGAGAAACTTAAGAACGAGGCAGACCTCAAGAGGCAGCTTATGCAGACTGAGTTTGATTTTAATATGCAGCTTCGAGATATGAGTGAGAATGCCCTACAGAGTAGAGAAACTCAGAGAGAAAACGCTAAGTCAGACCGTATAAGTCAACAAAATAGTGAGCAGTCTAAGCTTATTAACCAAAGGAAAAACAACCTACCTCCACAGACATTTGAGTCTAACGAGGATAGTCTTGATGGCTTCGATATGGCAGAGTTTGACCCTCGCTAAAAGGTAAAAAAAAATAACTAACTTTGTAAAAATATAATCTAATGGAAATTAAAGTAAAAGCAGTAGAGTCCCCGGGCTCTAAATCTGTACAAGAGGTAGAAAAAGAATTGTTAGAAAAACACGAAGACTCATTACAGAGCGAAGAGGTTCAAGCTAACGATACAGGAGTGGAAGAAAGCACTGAGGGTGCCACGGCCACACCGGAACAAGAAGAAATACAGCCGCAAGGCGAAGCACAAGAATCCTCAGAGTTAAGTGAGGAAGACGTTCTTTCATATATTGGTAAAAGATATGGCAAGGATATAAACTCATTCGATGAGCTTATGTCCGAGCGAGAGTCCTCAGAGGAATTACCTGAGGATGTAGCTGCCTATCTTAAATATAAAAAAGAGACAGGGCGTGGATTCAATGACTTCCAAAGATTACAGGAAGACTTTGATGATATGGACCCTGACTACTTACTAACTCAATATTATAAAGCCACGGAGGCGGGGCTTGATAATGATGATATAGATATTATGCTAAGTGAGTTTGATTACGATGAGGACTTGGATGACGAGACTGACGTAAAGAAAATAAAGCTAGCAAAAAAGAAAGTAGTCGCAAAGGCCAAAGGGTACTTTGAGGATATGAAGGAACAATACAAGCTCCCACTTGAGTCAAGTGGTGGTGAGAGTTCGGGAGTAGACTCCGAGGAGATGGAGGCGTATAAGCGATATACAGAGTCTGCTAAGACCCAACAGGAGCTAGGGGAGCGTAGACGAAATTGGTTTACTGAAAAAACCAACGAGGTTTTCGGAGGGGAGTTCAAAGGTTTTGAATTTTCTGTTGATGATAAAGCCGTACTATACTCACCGCAATCTGCCGATGAGCTAAAGACTAAACAGTCTGACGTTATGAACTTCTTAAATAGGTTTATGAACGATGAAGGTTTAATAGCTGATGCAGAGGGCTACCATAAGGCGATAGCAGTGGCATCAAACCCTGAGAAGTTTGCTCAGTTCTTTTACGAACAAGGCAAGGCTTCAGCAACTGAGGACGTGGCCCGTAAGATGAAAAACATTGATATGTCTACACGGAATACACCTGAGGTTTCTACAAAGGGGGGTATGCAAATTCGAGCTATAAATCCTGACTCGGGGAAGGGCTTGAAAATTAGAAGTATTAAAAATAAATAAAAAAGAAAAAGAAAAATGTCAGTACAAGCAACACCGGGATTCGACTTGCAGCCGTCTGCAACGCAGATTCCCACAGCAACAAACTATATTACCGACTTCAACTTCTTGAATCAGTATCTTCCTGATACTTATGAAAAGGAATTTGAGCGTTATGGTAATAGAACAATCTCATCATTCCTACGATTAGTAGGAGCAGAGATGCCTTCTAACTCAGACCTTATCAAATGGGCAGAGCAAGGAAGATTACACACAAAGTATACTCAAGTTGGAACAGCAGCAGCAGCAGCGGCTCTTAATCCTACATTTAGAGTAAATGACAACCTTGCACCTGCAGGTTCAACAGCAGGAGCTTTAGGAACAGCTACAATGGCTCTTAGAACAGGACAAACAATTATGATTGTTCAAAACAACGGGAGTGGAAGTAACAAAGGAGTTATAACAGCAACTAACGTTGGTGGTGTAGCTACTGATTTTACTGTAGCTTTATATGAGGCTGCAGGTCTTGTTACCGCAGGAACAGGAGCAGTTAACTCTGATGTTACAATATTCATATACGGTTCTGAATTTAGAAAAGGAACAGTAGGAATGGTAGGTTCTTTAGAGGCTGACGATATTATCCTTGACAACTCTCCAATTATCCTGAAAGATAAGTATGCAGTATCAGGTTCTGATATGGCACAAATTGGATGGATTGAGATTCAGACTGAGAACGGAGCGACAGGTTACCTATGGTACTTGAAGTCAGAGCACGAGACTCGTCTACGTTTTGATGACTACCTAGAAACTGCAATGATTGAAGCGGTTCCTGCAGAGGCAGGTTCAGGTGCTTCTAACGCAGGGGCAGGAGCAGGAGACAACCCTAACTTTGGTAACAAAGGTTCGGAAGGTATCTTCTATTCAGTAGAGAACAGAGGAAATGTATGGTCAGGTGGTAACCCTGTAGCTTTAGCAGACTTTGATGCTATCATCTCACGTCTTGACAAGCAAGGTTCTATCGAAGAAAATGTTATCTTCCTAGACCGACAGTTTGGTTTCGACATTGACGATATGTTAGCAGCTCAAAACTCTTATGGAGCAGGTGGTACATCTTACGGATTGTTTGACAATGACGAAGAGATGGCACTCAACTTAGGCTTCACAGGATTCCGTAGAGGTTATGACTTCTACAAGTCTGATTGGAAATACCTAAATGACCCAACAATGAGAGGTGGTTTACCAACAGGAGCGAACTCAGGTCGTGTAAACGGTCTATTGGTTCCTGCAGGTTCAACTACTGTGTATGACCAAATCCTTGGAAAGAACGCTAAGCGTCCATTCCTACACGTACGTTACAGAGCTTCAGAGACTGAAGACAGACGATACAAGACTTGGATTACAGGTTCAGCAGGAGGAGCACGTACTTCTGACTTAGATGCAATGGAGGTCAACTTCCTTTCTGAGCGAGCGGTATGTACCTTAGGTGCAAACAACTTCTTCTTATTCCAAGAGTAGGAACAGTTATAAAACCAAGAGGGGTGTCTTAGGGCACCCCTTTATTTTTAAATTTTAAATTATATCAAATGAAAACAAAAGAAAAATTTGTAGACAAGCACTACAGACTAATTAAAGATGTGGCACCATTAACATTTATGTTGCCATCAAGAAACACCCGTAGATTCCCACTGTTGTGGTTTGACGAGGAGAAAGGTATCAATAGACCACTTCGTTATGCGGTAAATCAAAAGACACCATTCGAGGATGAACAAGACGGAAACGCTATTGTTGAGCCTATTATTTTTGAGGATGGATTCCTAATGGTCCCAAGAAATAATCAGGTCCTTCAGCAGTTTCTTAACTATCACCCTATGTATGGAAAGAAATTCACAGAAGTAAACGAGGAGAAGTCAGCAACCGAGGACGTAGAGTTTTTAAATATAGAGGTTGATGCATTGATTGAGGCTCGTAAGTTATCCTTAGAGCAGCTAGAGAGTATCGCTTCGGTAATATTTGGCACGGATGTATCCAAGACATCTACCGCAGAGATAAAGCGTGATGTATTGATATATGCTCGACAGTATCCGGAAGACTTCTTAAGCATTGTAAGTGACCCAATGATAAAGCTTCAGGCAAATGTCAAGAAGTTTTTTGATGCAGGATTACTTTCATTTAGAAAGAATCAGCAGGAGGTATGGTTCAATACTCCTAGTAACAAGAAGCGTATGTTGGTTGTACCTTTTGGTGAAGACGCATTGTTTGTTGTAGCTAACTACCTACAGAGTGATGAGGGTATTGAGGCGTTGAAGATACTAGAGAAACTACTAGATTAATTTCAGTATCTTTGTGATGAGAATATTCTCACATAATTTGCTAAATTTTTTTTATTATGCAAAAGTTTTTATCTATTCCTATCACAGCGACAGGAGAAACAGCACAATTAATAGCTGTTGATGGTATTGTTCTAATCGAACAAGCGAGCACGACTACGGTTACTATTACTTACGGAAATGCAGCGGCACAGGATGTTGTTACATTGACTATTGGTGCGGCTATGGCTGCTAACAATGTTACTGTAAGAGACCGTATTCAGGACTCTGTAATTGCAGCACTTCAGACTTCTTGGACAAATCCAAAGTATACGGTAAGTCTTTCAGGTTTATCCGTAGCGTCAGGAGCAGCAGTAACTATTACAGGAATTGCTATCGCTTAATACAATTAAGTATTAAAGTAACATTAGAGGGCTTTTAAGGAGCCCTCTTTTTTTTTGCTTATCTTTGTGTAAAGAAGATAACGAATGATTAACTCAGTAAGAAATACAGTTCTATCTATACTGAACAAGAACAACTACGGATACATCTCTCCATCAGACTTTAACCTGTTTGCTAAGCAGGCACAGCTAGATATATTTGATAATTACTTTTTCAATTATAACTATCAGATAAATAAAGAGAATGCTAGACAGTCAGGTACAGGATATGCTGACATCAAGAAGGGATATGAGGAAGTGATTGAGATGTTCTCAGAGACAAAGTTCTTAACGAATACCAATAACTTAGTACCAACAAATACGTTTCAGCTACCATCAGCTACAACGACAGGAGATGATTACTACCTTATAAATAAGGTACTAGGATATCAAGATATTATTACTACGGGTACGACAACAGCTAGTAACCCAAACCTATTAGATGATACTAACGCTACGTTTGTAAATGATGGTGTGGCTGTGGGGGATATTGTATGTAATACAAGAGATATTCCTGATACTATTGCTACAGTTACAACCACAGGGTCTCAGACATCACTAGGGATATCATCTACAATATTTACTGTGACAGGCTCAAAATATGTAATATTCAGACCTAAGCAGAATGAGCTTGAGAAGGTTACGCACAGTAAGATAACAATGCTTGGAAACTCAATGCTTACAGCACCAAATAGATTATTCCCTGCGTACACTCAGGAAGGAAATATATTAACAACGTATCCATCAACCATAGATGCGGGTCTACTATGTCAATATATAAGGTATCCTAAGGACCCTAAGTGGACATATGTATCACTAACAAATGGTGAACCTGTGTTTGATTCAAGTCAGACAGATTTTCAAGATTTTGAGCTTAGTATAGATGACCAAGTTGAATTGGTAAATAAGATTCTTCAGTATGCAGGTATGTCTATCAGAGAGATTCAGGCGGTACAGTTTGGTAAAACAGAGGAGCAGTATAACGACCAACAAGAAAAATAATGGCATATATATCACAATACGAATACTACGAAAATAACGGCAAGAATCCTGAAGGAGCTAATTGGGGTTCATATCAGTACGTTAGCCTATACGATATAGTGAATAACTATATGTTGATGTATACAGGTAACCACTCGATGATTAATAACGAGGAAAGATATAAGGTTTTATTTCACGCAAAGCGTGGTATACAGGAGCTTAACTATGATGCATTCAAAGAGATAAAGGTATTAGAGCTTAACGTATCTGACAACCTTAGATTTGTCTTACCTCCTGACTTTGTAAATTGGGTTCGAATATCCTTGTACAAGGATGGTATACTTAGGCCTATGACAGAGAATATTCAGGTTAATAGTGCAGGGTCATACCTTCAAGATAATAACTCTAAGATTCTTTTCGACCAAGACGGGAATATATTGAAGCCTGAGTATTCAAACCTAGACCTAGATAGAATTAGCGGAACTAAGAAGAGTATATATCTAAATGAGGCTAGTCAATTTCACGGTATGTTAGGATACAATTGCGATGGATGTTGGTACTTTGATTGTGGTATAGGAGCGTTTTATGCTCTTAACACAGAGACAGCTAATGCTAACCCTACCTTTAGAATAGATAGACAGGCAGGTGTAATAAATTTTGACTCATCAATGTCTGACGAGAAGTGCATACTTGAGTATGTCTCTGATGGTATGGAGAATGGTGATGACACCTTGGTAAGTGTCAACAAACTTTTTGAGGATTATATCTATGCATACATAACATATGCACTACAGAACTCCAAGTATGGTGTTCAGGAGTATATGATAAATAGAGCTAAAAGAAACAAGTCAGCTTTATTACGTAATGCAAAGATTAGAATGAGTAATATTCATCCCGGTAGGTTACTACAGAACCTTAGAGGTCGGGACAAATGGATTAAATAAATGGCGAATTTAAAAAGACACTTTATAGCAGGCAAGATGAATAAGTCTGTAGACGAAAGACTTGTGCCTAACGGTGAGTATATTGATGCATTAAATGTAAGGCTTGGTTCTACAGAGGCTTCAGAGATAGGCTCCGTTGAGAACTCAAAGGGTAATACTAAGATTACAACATTAGAGTACAACGGAACAGCCTTGAGCGATAGTGCAAGGTGTATAGGTGTCCTTGATGATAGTGCTAACGAGACACTGTATTGGCTTGTACACGACCCGGCATTTACTGTTGGTGCAACAAATAAGCTTGACTTAATAGTGTCAATAGACTTGAAGACTGATGCGTTAGTTTATCACGTTATTAGTATTCGTAATGGCTCAACATCAGATACAACGCTAAACTTTAATCCAACTTTTTTAGTTACAGGTATTGACTTGGTGGAGGACCAACTGTTCTTTACCGATGACTTTAACCCACCTAGGGTTATAAATGTTAAGAGAAACTATGCAAACCCTATTGCAAACGTAGACCAATTTACTGATGAGGAACTTCTTGTAATTAAGAAGCCACCTGTAGAGGCACCGACATTTACATTGAACCTTACTCCGGGAGAGGAGGACTACCTAGAGGAGCGATTCATATGCTTTGGATACAGGTATAAATATGCAGACAACCAATACTCAGCGACCTCACAGTTCTCTGAGCCTGCATTTACCCCTAAGCCTTTTTTCTTTTCTCCCGAATCACTTCTTAACGAAGGTATGGTAAACTCAAAGAATCAAGCTATAATAACATACAACTCAGGTGGCCCACTTGTCGTTGGTGTTGATTTATTATTTAAAGAGTCAGGGAATAGTATTATAAAGGTGATACAGAAGCTTGACAAGCAGCAGGAGGGTCTTGCAGATAACACTGACTATACATTTTCTTTTAACAGTAACAAGATATTCACAGTCTTACCTGACTCACAGCTACTAAGGTTGTTTGATAATGTACCACGTTTTGCACAGGCACAGACAGTTATGGGTAATAGGTTGGTATATGGTAACTACGTTGATGGATATGACCTAACCGATAAGAATGGAAGCTTAACAAGGCTAGAGTATCAAGCTGATTTATTATCAAATGAAATTAGCATTGAGTCTTTAGGTACTTCTTTAAATCCATTCACCTTTAATGTTGATGGAGCTGTTACTATTGCTGATAGTAAGATTATTATTGATTTTACAGGAATACAGCTAACATCAGGAAGTGTAATATCATTTTTTTTAAATATAACTCACGATTCTTTTTCAAGCAACACTCCTACCTCTAACTCCGGTGTAACGCCTGTAGCTTATGCATATGTTTTGCCTCAAGATTTTGCATCAATACACGACCTCGCAATAAGTACCGACTTTAAAAATTCAATAGGAACTTCTCTTCCATCCGGTACTATACTTCCTGTATATGACGCATCCAATCCAACTTCCTGTAATGGAGTAACATTTACAGATAGTATGAATTGTAATATAGAAAATGTACTTACAGGAGTATCACCGAATCCAACGTGGACTAAATATGTATCAGGACAAACATCTGCTATTGCATCACCCGCTACCCCAAGTGCAGGTGAGGGTATGATTATAGGTTCTTCTATTGGTAGTAATAATTTGGAGTTAACTATAATAGCAATGAGAAGGGTAAATAATGTAGGCGGCCCCACAGCAAATGCCTTTGAATATTTTAAAATTGAGAATCCGCAAGTAACAATAGCGTCATCTCCATCTGCATTAAGCCTTCATAGTAATAGAAACTATGAGGTAGGCATCATATATATGGATGAGTTTAATAGGTCAACCACAGCATTAGTTAGTGAGTTTAATTCTGTTAACATTCCTTGTGGTAATGCACACCTTCAGAATAGGATTAAGGTAACAATACCCCCTCAGCAGTTGGCACCCTCTTTTGCAACACGATACAAGTTCTGTCTTAAGCCTGATAGAGATGGTTATGAAACTATATATTCTAACATTTATTTTACAAATCCTACTACATCATATACTTTCTTTTTAATTGATGGAGAAAATGCTCAGAAGGTTGAAGAGGGCTCAAGATTAATTGTTAAAAAAGATTCAAATGGTTATGCCTCCACTTGTAAATATGCAACCGTTCTTGAAAAAGCTTCTCAAGTGCAAGATTTCTTTACATTAGCAGATGTAACAATACCTGCGGGTGTATATATGAAAATACTAGCTAGAGATTTTTCTGCAGTATTACCTGAAAATTCATTTATTTCTCCGGGTATTGAAGTAACAGTTTCAGATTTTACTACTTGGCCTACACAAGTATACCACGGATTAAGTGGAGGAACAGGCTCTTCATCATCAAGTGCAGGTTCACCTCCTTATGGATTAACTATCCCTTCGGGAACAAATATAAGATTTAGAGCAGAGTACCTAATGGCGGGTGTAGGAGGAAACAATAATATGTTAATAGACTTGCAGTTTATATCTCCAAATAATTACAATACTATAATAGAATGGTTCAATGATAATAACATAGATGATATATTTCAGTCACAAAAACAAATAATAGAAGAAGCCTCACCCGCAAATCCTATTACTTTAAGTAGAGCCCCTGACACAAATGCTTCAACATCGAACTATGGTCTTACATATAATAGTAGCGACCCTTCCAATGTTGAATATGTATGGTTCGAAGACTTAACTACAGGAGAAATAAGGTTTGTTACAAAAGGATTTAGGGCAACAGGGTTATCAGTTAGTCTTGTTACAACAGAATGGCAAATACTTAGAAGCGGAGCCGATGTGGTATTCGAGACCGAGCCTAGTGATTCACTACCTGACGTGTGGTTTGAGGGTGCTGACTCATATGCTATTGACCAAGCCACAGGATTCCATAGCGGGTCACCCGCTGCAGGTGGGGGTCAAAACCAAAATGCAACACAGAATGGAATTGTTGTTACTGACTTTGGTAACTGCTACGCATTTGGTAATGGCGTAGAGAGCTTCCGAATCCGTGACTCAATAAAGGGCAAGGCATTCAGTCTAGGTGAGAGAGCTTTCTCTACATCTGCTGAGGACTATCAGGAGGCTGATAGGTTTGCATCGCTTACATACAGTGGTGTGTTTAACACTGAGACAAATGTCAATAACCTAAATGAATTTAATCTTGGGCTACTAAACTTCAAGAACCTTGAGGAGGTGTTCGGTCCCATACAGATTATATCAGGAAGAGAGACGGACATACTCACACTACAGGAGGATAAGATATCATACGTACAGTCAGGAAAGAATATTCTATCTGACGCTGCGGGTGCTAGTGCAATAACATCAGTGCCTGAAGTTTTAGGTAAACAGGTAGCAAGGGTTGAGGAGTATGGCATCAGTCAGAACCCTGAGAGCTTTGTGCAGTATGGATTCAATAAGTTCTTTACCGACTCTAAGCGTGGAGCATTGATACAGCTACGAGGCTCAGGAACTAGCGAGCAACTTAGTGTAATCTCAGAGATTGGTATGCGTTCCTTCTTTAGAAACTTATTTATTGGTAGTGGTAACACTCAGAAGCTTGGAGCCTTTGACCCATATATGAATGAGTTTGTTATCAGCTCAAATGACATCGCTCTACCTGTAGAACCTGTAGTATTTAACTGTGGTGTAACAAGAACAGTAAATGTATCTTCTGATGGTTCAATAGTACCTCCAACTACATTCGCTGTTAACTTCGGTGAGAATGTTGGTAACTGCACAATATCATATAGTGTAACAGCACTTTCAGCAGGGGACTCTGTTCAGATTTCTCAGTCGTATACAGGTACGTCAACATTAGTTACAAGTCCAAGTTCGGGAACATTGGTGTTTACTAAAAGCACTACACTACCTACAAACGGTAATATAGTAATTACAGCTATTCCTGCAGTTGTAGGAGGAAAAGCTACAGCTACAGTTGAGCTTACAGTAGGTTGTCCTGAAGCAAAACAATTAACACTAGTTGAGATATCTATAACTGACCCTGCAGACTCAGGTAAGTTTATTCATAACCAATATAATTGGGTTAGCGGAGCATACACTTCACCTTCTCACGTTAAACAGATTGCATTTAGGACATTAGGTTCAGCACCGGGTCCATTTGTCATTGCTGACTATAGTCAAGCTACAGCCTTCCAAGGAGGAGGTGTAATACCTGCAGATGGTTCTAGGGTTGATATTACAAGTAATGCTATACCACCAAGTGATAATTATACTTTCCCTTCTACAGGAAATAGATTGATGTTCTTGAGAAGTAGCACCCTGTACCCTAATACTGTAACGGGAATTAATAATCTACTAGCAGCAGCTACTGATGTAACTCCATCACCAATAGTGTTACCTACGGTTACAGGAACATTTGTGATGCCTAGTGGCAGCAACAATGACTATCTATATATTATTTACGATTACTATTCATAAGATATGGCAGGAATTACAGGAAATCATACGCTTACATACAGTGAATCCACAAAGGGATTCCCATCGTTCTATTCATATTTTCCGGATATGATGATAGGTATGAACAACTACCTATACTCATTCAAGGGTGGTGACTTATATCGTCATAACACAAATGAGACTAGAAACAATTACTATGGTGTTCAATATAACTCAACAATAACAAGTGTAATAAATGAGAGCCCACTAGAGAACAAGATATTTAAGACAATATCTTTAGAGTCAGACGCAGCGTGGTCAGGAACATTTACATCCGACCAACAGACAACAGGAGAGATTAGTGCAGCGTGGTTTGTAAAGAAGGAAGGGGCTTGGTATGCGTTTATGAGAAATACAGGAGCAACACCTGCAGCAGCAGCGGAATACCCACTGCGTTCCTTAAATGGTATCAGTACATCAACAAGCGTAAACTCAGCGGCACCTGCAGCGGTAGAGGTAAACTTTAATATCAACACATCTATTGGTAGTATACTGAGCGTTGGTGATATACTGTATTTTATATCTTCACCTATTGGTACCAACTCAACATCAGGGACTACATTAACTGATGCTACAAAAAACTTTACTACTTTAGGTGTTCAACCGGGAGACACTGTAATTAACACGTCTGTTGTGCCAAACACATCAACAACGGTAAGTGTTGTAGGTACCACAACTTTGACATTAAATACTAATATATTCCCTACAATTGGACAGAGCTACTCTATACCTGTTGGAGCAAACTCAACACCTACATTATGTGGTACGGTTACAGCAATAAACATTGACCTACCTGCAGGAACAAATCAGATTGTGGTAAACACCTCATCAGGTGCAATACCTTCGGGACAGGCAGATTACTTTATGTTTATAAAGAATCAGATTGCTGAGTCACACGGGATATTAGGGCACTACTGTGAGTTCAAACTCACCAATACAGACACCACTGCCACTGAGCTTTTTGCGGTGGAGACAGAGATGATGAAATCTTTCCCTTAAATTTATTATCTTTGTAGGTAAATAAATATCTATGCCCGTACTAGCAGCGATTGGTCTAGCGACCACAGCGATATCAGCAGGTGCATCATTTGTGCAAGCTAACAGACAGAAGAAGATGATGGAGAAAGCCAATGCCGAAGCGGCAAAGGCTATGAAGGAGGCTCGTAAGAGACTTGATGTAAATGTATATGACGCACTAACAATCAGCGACACCCCATACGAGAGACAGCGTGAGATGGCAAATGCACAGACTCAGCAGATGATGACAGGCTTTCAAGAGCTTGGTGTTCAAGGTATGCGTGGTGCTACTGCAGCATTAGCTCAGGGTCAACAGATGCAGGGACAGATTGCTGACGCTAAGACTCAAAGGCTAGAGCAACTAGAGCAGATGCAAGCTGCTGAGGAAGGGAGGCTAAGAGATATAAACGTACAGCTTGACCTTCAAGAGGTTGAGGGAGCACAGCTTGCAGCAAGAGATGCTGAGCAAGCTAGACAAGCGGCACTGCAAAAGGGGATAGAGAGTGGTATAAGTGCAGTAGGTCAGATAGCCGGAATGCCTGAGCTATATAAGCAGGACAAATCCGGAGATACATTGGCTAAGTTTCGTCAAGACACTCAAGGGCAAAGAAATCTTAGTATGGATTTAGCGACAGGCAGACCTATACCAACATCAATGCCTAATATTACAAGCCTAAATGCAGCTTCTCTATATGAAAATCCATTATTACAACAGAGTGCGAATTTAGGACTAACAATACCACAATAATGGCAACATACTACGGATATGCAGAGAGGAATGCTGAGGACCAAATAGATTGGAATGCTATAGGTAAGTCAATGAATGACACCCTATTGGCTGAGCAGAAGAGAAGAGATGAACTAAAGGCTCAGATTGATAAGGACTCAGTTGATTTTGGTGAGACACTATCTAATTACCCTGAAGGAAATCATCAGGGTATGGTTGACTCATCTATAAACTATGCCTCAGACATTCAGAGCTATCAGCTACTACAACTAAGACTACTTAAGTCAGGAAAGATTAAGCTAAGGGATTATATTAGAAACAGAGAGAACCTAGTTCAGGGAACTAAGCAATACTACGGTATAATGGAGAAGTATAATGCTAAGTTCGATGAGTTTATGAAGCTTAAGGATGAGGGTAAGACCGGTGCTAGGCAGGCTTATCTATTAGCAGAGGTAGAGGGTTTTGGTAACCTTGCTAATACAAGACCATATATAAATCCTACCACAGGAGAAATAAGCATTGGTAAGCAGATGTTGAAATACCCGAGCGAGCCATACGATGCGGTTTACAATCCGTATACATCACAGATGGGTTCTAAACCTGCAGACTTCAAGACCACACAGCAGTTAGAGTTTTCATTATTAGGACCACAGATGTCTTACGACTCAAATGTAGCTATTGACGAAACAGTAGAGAGGTTGGGTGCAGATTTCCAAACACTTTCAAAGTCCGGAAGTTCATCCACAAAGATTACAGACATTACAGAGAACCCCAACTTTGAGGCAGCAATAAGAAACTATTACAATAGTTATTTCGAATCTAACCCTAACAACGCAGCAGACTTCCTTACTGACTTTATAATGCGGAGAGATGTGAACGATGTAGCTGTGCCTATAAGCTACGTAGATGACCCTAGCAAGTTGTTAGCTGACCCAACAAAGCCTTATAACAAAAAAACTAATCCATATGTCGGATTGATGATGAAGCCTGACCCTGCACAGCCGGGTGGTGGTAGAATGGTTGCAGATATGGACTCAGAGAGTGGTAAGGAGCTGAAAGAGTTTGGATATGAAAAGTTCAAAGAGACAGTGGAAGCACAGCTAAAAAAGAAGATTGAGTATCAGAGAGGGTTTCAATCTAGAGCTCCAATAGGTGGTTCAGGTTCTACAGACAAAGAGCTTAATGACTTCTATCAAAGAGAGCTTCAAAAAATATTTAGCATAGGCACGCTTCCATCAGGAGAGAGTAAACAATATATTTCTCGGGATAATTTATTTGAGTTTGCGGCTAAGATGAATGTACCTATTACAGAGGTAGAAGGGAAGTATGAAGGAGACCCTAACCGTTTACAAGTAGGAGATTTGAAATTACCATTAGGTGCAGATAATACAAAAATATTACAGGCTCTTGAATCTCAAGTAAGCACAGCTAATTTAAAGGCAGCTAAAATGAAGTTGGGCTCACAAGCCGAGGGTGGAAACTCAATGGAGGTATTTAATTAGAAAAGTAAATGAACGAAGAAGCATTACAGCAGTTATACTCTCTAGCGAGAGGAGAGGGGTACTCTAAATCTTTTGAAGACTTTAAAGTTTTGATGGGGTCTAATGAAGATGCAATCAACAATATGTATAATGTTGCTCAAAATGAGGGCTACCGAAAAGACATCAATCAATTTAAGACCCTTGTTGGTTTTGGAGGCGGTGAGACTGTAGAGGTTGAGACTCAGGTACAGGAGGAAGTTCCTGTAAAAAAAAAAGAAGATACGGTATCTCCATCGGGACTTTCTTCATTGGGGTTACCATCGGTTACTGACATTATTGAGGAGAAGGTTGCCGGTCCTCAAGAGACTGTAGAGGTTGAGACTCAGGTACAGGAACCACAGGCTCCTCCATCATCAGACGGTGAAATAAAACAAAGCTTCTTAGACAGAGTAGGAGAAAAGGCACAAAGGTCTATAGATAAAAAAGAAGAGTATCAAACATACAATCCTGCTGTCGCACCTAAATCAGCTCCCACTGATTTCACAAAATATAAAGACTATCTACCTGCAGGTGTCAAAGAGATACCTAATGCTCTTCAGGTTCTTAAAGGGGAGTACAACGCTGTAGTTCCATTCGACCAAGCAGAGTATGAAAAAAATCCTGAGGCTTATCAGATTATTTACAACAATAAGGTAAAGGATTACGAAGAGTATCTTAAGGGTGAGAAGGGATATATCAAGGGATATGATGGAAAGTATTACAGCTCAGATAAGTTCTCTCCGGAAACAATATTAGAGAAGGAGTTGGCTACACTTCGTTCTAGGGACGGTAACCTAATGGATTTAGGAGATGAGGCTATCGTAGATAGAATATCTGAGAGACTAGGTAAGTTTGGTTTTGATGTAAAATATGACCCTGCAAAAATAAATATTCCTGAAGGTAGGCTAGGTTCTGCTATCACTATAACATCACAACACACGGGGAATAAGGTAGAAATTAACACCGATAGAATAAACTTTATCGACTTAATGAGAGGCGATGCTGACCGTGAGGACGCTCAAGAATTAGATAAACTAAATGCATTTGTTCTAAAGAACTTTGATGAAGATAAGGTCGAGGTAAAGGATTTACTTAAGGGATTGTCTGCTCAAGACAAGGCATCTATGGGTGCCGAAGCTGAGCGTAAGTATGAGACGCTGAGTGTAGGTAGAACAATCTCAGATGCTGAGGATATGGTTGTTGGTATCGACAAACAGATTGAGGCCGCCAATAAGATGTTGGAGGAGGCTCAGGCTATGCCTGACTACGAGGAGGCAGTTAGCACAAGTGTAGGCTCAGGAATGTTGATGGGTACAAGTCTTAGAGGAGTAAATAAAAAGAAAGCCTTAAAGCTTAAGCAGGCTAAGGCTCAGTTAGAATATCTTAATCAACAGAAGAAGGATGCTGATGCATTACTAAAGTCAGCAGAGGAAGGTAAGCAGGTACAGGCTACAAAGTTTGCATCAAAGGTTCTTGGTGAGCAGATGATGACCGAGAGTGAGAGACTTGAGAATGAAGCCAAGAAGCTTAGCTATACAAAAAAGGTTAGTGATGATATAGATTCTAGGCTTAAAGCAGCAGCAGAAAAAGCAAAGACAGCTACAACTCAGGAGGAAATAAATGATATAGCTGCTCAGAGTGAAGATGACGTAAAGACATATAACGAGCTCGCAAGGATTGCTACCGAGCAGCAAAACGACTACAGGTTGGATGCTGAAAACCTACGAAAAGATGTAGGTCGAAAGATAATCCTTGACTCTCAGGTAGGTGGCCTTACAGGCTCTATAGTTAGAAGCTTAGCATCAGGTGTTGGTGGTTTAGCTGAGGGGGCTGTTGAAACATTTTTTGGAGACATATATGCCAACATAAATAATATGTTCTACGATGAGAATGAGGAGGGATATCTTACAGATGCGGAACGTAAAAAAATAAAAGAAGATTCAATACAAGATGATTTAGTAGGATATGTAAGCGATAAGTTTGGTATCACTGATGAGGCAATGGAATCATATCGAAAGGGCCTTAGCCTTCAGGATATGATAAAGAATGTTAAGGAAGGCAAGGAAGCTTTAGAGGGTAGCAATTGGTTTACTGAAGGTATCTACGGTATGATTGAATCATTGCCTGCTATAGCTACATCTCTTATTACTCCTCAAGCTAGCATCTTATCCTTTGCTGCAATGGGTATCAATGGTCTCAACAAGGAGATGGAAAGCAATCCAATGTTTGCAAATGTATCTGAGAACGAGAAGCTATTACTTACCCTACCATACGGTGTTGTCATAGGTGTACTTGAAAACTATGGATTTAGAAATGCTCTTAACAACTCATCCCTTGTAAGTAAAATAATGTTCAAGGCTCTTAAAAAATCTAAGAAGACAACAAACAGAAACTTTAGAGAGCTTGTTGTTGATGAGGTTGAAAATAAATTACAAAAAGGAGGATTACTTCTTGGTGCATCAACACTTTCAGAAATGGAAACCGGTGCTGCACAGCAGGCGGTAGAGGGATATATGAAGGAGGCTTATGATGTAGCCAAGGGTATGGACTACTTCAAGCAGTCTATTGATTTCTTAGATGGCAAGTATATTACCAAAGAGTTTATAGACGAGGTATGGAAAGCAGGACTGTCAGAGGCAGTTGGAGGTTTTGCAATGGGAGCAATGCCTGCAATCTCACAGGCACGTAAGAATAATACTATAGCGGAGATTCCTATAGGAGCCTTTATGGTATATGAGAAGGCAATGCTAGACCCTGCAATCAGAAGGGCACAGACAATGAGAATTACCGAGCAGGTTGAGCTTGGATTAAAAACAAAAGAGCAAGCAGCCAAAGAGGTGCAGGACTACGACATAACAATCGGTCAACTTCGTGCTATACCTAAAGAGTTTGACTTGAAATCAAGACAGCAGATACTTGCACTTGAAAGTCAGAAGAAGATACTAGAGGATAAGATTGAAGGCAAGAGTGTATTTACAACACGAGAGCAGCAGAGACAAATAAAGGTTCTTGAGGAACGTATCGAGGAGGTATCTGCAAATGCACAGAAGGGTGAGGCTAAGAAGTCAAACCAAGACATACTTACTGAGGAGTTTGTAAAGTCTGCCACCAAGGAAGAAGTAGTACCGGAGGTTGCAGTTGAGGAAGAGGTGACTACTGAGGAAGCACCTGTAGCTGAGGAGGTTGATGAAGAAGTTACTCAGGAGCAGCTAGATGAGGTTCGAGCTCTTGAAGAAGATGCACCTGTAGCTGAGACAGTGGTTGAGGAAGAGGTGACTACTGAGGAAGCACCTGTTATTAAAGAGGAACCAAAGACTGAGACTGCGGGTATGCGGTTATTTAAGAATGAAGAGAAGCTAAGGAAAGATAAAGAGTTACGTATTAAAGAGGCAGAGCAAAGGGCTGAAAAAATAAAAAAAATTAAGGAGCTAGAAAAGTCTAAAAGAAAAGGACCTAGAAAGCTCTTAAAAGCCAAGGTCCCTGAGGTGACAAAGGAGCAAGAGGATAGTTACAATAACAATGAGATATCTCAAGAGGAGATTAAAGATATTCTTAGGGGTGTATATGCCAAAAGGCAGACGAGAAGTGACGAGGTTTTCGCAAAGGTAAAGGAGAAGGATATGTCTCCTGAGCTTACAGCTTTTGAACGAAAGGTTCTTAAGGATAACTCAGAGCTTTATTCAGATATTATTGCAACCGAACCTATTAGCACTTTGTTTGATAGGTTTACCGGAAAGCCAAAAGCAAAGACGGAGACAAAGGTTGAGACTCCGAAGAAGAAGGCTCCGAAGAAGGAAGCACCTAAAAAGGAGGTAAAGGTTGAGACACCTAAGAAGGAGACAGGTATTGACGCTAAGCTTCGTGCGATAGCGGTGAAGATGGACAAGGCTGCCAAGGAGAAGGTAAGCAGCAATCTAACAAAGGCTGATAGGGAACTAATCAAGAAGAATACTAAACGATTCAATGAGATTAATGATGAGGTTAAGATGCCTACCACCACAGCAGATGGTATCCGTAGTGCTATTAAGATGGTTGAGGATAGCTTCAAGGAGAAGGAGGCTAAGCTTAAGGAGCAGATAAAGACAATTGATGACCGGGTTACTGACAGGATGACCAAGGATAAGGAACGTCAGAAGAAGAAGGATGAGCTGAGCAAGGCACGTAAGGAGAAGAACGCTAAGGTCAAAGAGCTGAAAGGTAAGCTCACTGATATGGGTGCTAAGTTTAGACTCAGTGATGACGTAGCCACTGAAAGTCCTGAAGGGTTTATTACTGAGGATGATATAGTGGAAGGAATGAAGAAGCTTGGTCCTGTAGAAAAAGGATTCAAGATTCCTAGTGGCATTAAGGAAGGAGACGTTGACCCTATAGCACAGAGTAACTCTACAAAAAAGATTACTGATGCACAGGCAAAGAAGCTAGGCTTCAAGTCTGTAGCTGATATGCTTAAAAATATTCAAGAGTTCAATGACATACCTATGATAGTAGCAATGTCTGATGTGCTAGCATCAGGAGTTGTTAAAGATTCAATGGGTAATGATATGCAGGTTGATGGTGGTCTACTTTATAACGTGCTTGGTAGTAACACAGAGCTAGCTTGGGCAGGAGTAAACGAGACGGGTGCCAATACTCAATATACTGAAGCCTTGGACTTATATCGTGCTAACAAGGAGTTGTTTGATAGACTATGGAAGGAAGGTAAGCTTCCACAGAACCACGTTCCGATGGTTGTTCTTAGGATGGGTAACTCTGCTGTAAATTCTAATGAGGCTATGTTTAGATATCTAGCACCATTAATCAAGAGCTTCCCTAAACAGAATCAAGATGAAGCATTCAGTGTCCTTATGGAATCTATTGAAGGTAAAAAGAATGTGTCTCAAGAAAACAAGTCGGGTAGAGATACCGTCAAGTCAGCCGAGCAGTTGGAAGAGGTTATTAATAAAAACAAGATAACAGATGTAGGTTCACTCTTTGATTTCATTGTTAAGGATGCAAAGAAAAGAGCGAAGGGTGACAGTAAAAATACTATACCGCTACCTACTAGAGCATTATTATTTGACCTTGTAGTATCTCCTACAGGTGTTAAGAAAGCTTCAAAGGGTGTAGCTAAGGCATTGATAAAGGACACACAGTCGGAGGGTCAGGAATTTTTGACTGATAAAATATTATCTGACATAGGAGAGACATCTATGATGGAGTCAGAGTCAGGAGATGCGGTAGCAATAATGGGTGTCGATGTTATTAATGGTGGTGTTCGTAAAGCAAACCACAATAACTATGGCTTTGGTCCGAAGGGTAGACTGATTGCATTGATTAAGAACCCTATGAATGGCTTAAACATTTTCCCTGAGTGGAGAGCTAAGGCGGTACGAGTATTTAAGAAGGATAAGAAAGGTGAGATGCCTACCCTTGAAAAAGTATTAAGACAGGTAGGAGGAGCATTCTTTATAGATAAAGCATTTAGAGGAGCTAGAGTTCAGACAGAGCAGTCAGACATAGATGTGATTTCAGGTAAGATGAGATTCGCATTTCCGGGTGTAAGTGTTTCCCAAACTCAGCAGGAGTTTGATGAGGCATTAAAGCAGGAGGGTATACGTACCGCTGAGTCGAATGGGAATACTATCCTTGGTCTAACTAAGGACGGTAAGATATTCTTGAACCCATCTAGAAAGTCTTTGTCTACACCGATTCACGAGTTCGGTCACATATGGATTGACTTCCTACGTTCAGATTCATCGAAAACAAAAGGAACTAAACTTCTAAAGAAGGGGCTTGAGTTGGTAGAGGGAACCAAAGCTTTAGAGAGTGCGATTAAAAAGTATGGAGACAATGAGCTAGCTAGAGAGGAGGCGTTGGTTGAGCTTATGGGAACAAAGGGTGAGACCATAGCAAATGCAGCCAAGAGGGCTAAGTTTATTGAGTGGTTCAATGCATTCTTTAAGTACATAAAGGAGAATCTTACACGATTCAAAGATGTTAAGGTTAAGGACATCAAGGATATTTCACTTGAGGACTTTGTTGACATAGGTCTTGCGGAACTATTCTCAGGTCAGGCAGTTGATAAAGATGCAGACGTGAAGTTCAAACCTGAGGAGGCCGCTACATCAGCCAAGGCTAGGATGCAGATGGAAGAGAAGGGTGTTGACCTGAAGGGTGACATTGAGAAGGTGGTTGCTAGAGCTAGAGACAAAAAGATACCTGAAAATGTTATCATTGCATACCTGATGGAGGACAAGGGCTTCGATAGAAAGAAGGCGTTGGCTACCATCAAGCGGGTGAACAAAAATGACCTACGCTCTGCAATCAAGAACCTATTCGCTAGCGTTAAGGACATCACAAACATAAGCGAGCAGGAGGCTGAGCTAGTAAAGGAACTACTGAAGTATGACCGAGCAACCACTAGAGCAGACAAGGCAATACAGAAGAAGGCTAAGGAAGAACTTCTAGCACAGGTAAGGGTAATGGCTAGAGCATCTAAAGGAAAGATATCAGCGGCACAGCTATCAGCGGTTATATCAAGGCTCACCCGGGTGAACCTTTCAAGGCAGTCTTCCATTGATGGTTTTGTAGACTATATGCGTAAGATATTTAGTAATGCTGACTACGCACAAAAGATTGTAGGTATTAAATCTAAAATCAAGCAGGCTAAAAAGAACATTAGAACCAAGGTTGGTATCGGTCAAGATGGATTGACTTATGAGCTTGAGAATCTATTTAACATTGACCCATTACTTATTCCTGACGATGTGTTCAATCTTTTCACAATTGGCGATGTGTTCAATAAGTATGAGAAGATTGTAACATCCTTCGGGTCAAGGAAGACTGTACTTTCACTACCCGAAGCGAGCGAATTAAAGAGTGATATCGCTGATATTAATGATGCCCTAAATACACAAAACTCATTAGTGGGCGAGCTTACAGAAAGATTTAATTCATTTGAAGATAAAAAGATTACCAAGGATGGTAAGGTTGAATATGCCCCCACCGTTAAACGTATGCTTAAGGATAACATAATCACTGAAGAAGAGTCCAAGCTTATGACTAAGTTCTCTAAGGAGATAAACCCTAGAGAAGAGAAGGAAGGTAAGAGCGAAGAGCAAAAGCAGAAAGAGATAGAGGAGGAGAAGAAGGAGCTTATCCAAGAGGTAAAGGATTCAGACATAGATACAAGTGGTATCACCAATAGACTAGCTAAGCAGGTAGCTGAGTCATTATCTGAGATGATAAAGACTGAGGCTATCAATGAGTTAAGTAATCCTCAGCTAAAGAATCTTATCAAGGCCATTGATAATATCAATAGCGGATACGTTAACCACTACTCACAGCTAGCGTGGGAGAATCTTATGAGTACAAACTTTGCTAAGACAGCAACTGAGTCTGTCAATAAATCCAAGCCTTTAAAGACGAGCAGGTTTATTGCTAAGGTGAAAAGTATATTCACAGGAAAATCTGACATAACAACAATGATTGAGAGGACACCACTGTTCTATATGGATGCTGTACTAGGAGACTTTACAAGTAAAAAAATATTTGAATCTATTATAGAGAATCCTGCTCAAGCTATGTCAACATATCAAACAGATTTACAAAGGGTATATGACAAGTTAGAGGATGCTGAAAGTAAATTAGCAAAGTCATTGATTAGTAATAGAGATGCAATTATTGAGTCTAAGTATAAGCAGATGGCTTATATGGTTCAACTTGAGCACGAGTCTAATGTTGATAATAAACAGACAAGACCCGCATCAGAAGTTATGAAGGCCACTATTACTAGGCTTGAAAGAACCAATCAAAAAGAGAACGCAAAGATACTTAAAGACATTCTTGATAATGATAAATTCTCTACTGATGGAGAGATAGACTTGAATAAAATAAAGAAGAGCTTTAGTAGTGCTGAAAAGAATATGATTAAAGCTGTACAAGAAGTAAACGCTTCTTTAACAGAGAAGGCTGTGTTTACTGCAGCAATAATAAGAGGCGAAGCTATTGACCCACTTAATAATTACATACATCAGCAGGTTCTTAGTGACCAAGGTTCGGTAGCTGACAACGTAGATAAGTTATCCGAGTCTTTTACAAACAACGCTAAGCCTTCAACAAAAGCAAAGAACTTAATCGAGCGTGTATCCAAGGTTAGTCCTATAAACTTTGACATCCTATCAGCCACTAAGCGTGGAGCTAAGATGACCCTTATGGACTTCCATTTGACCTCACCACTTCGTGTGGCAAACAAAACCTTAAGCAAGATGAATGAAAGTATTCAGGAGTCAGGTGAACAGAGAGAAATATTTGAGGGCATAAAAGAGGGATACAACCAAGCTATAAAGGATGTTATTGGAGATAACTTTACTAGCAGTGATATATCAACAGAGTTATTTGATTATGTAGCTAAGACAGGATACCGAACTATGCTTGTAGGCTTAGGGCGTATGACAAGTGAATTTTTAAGCAACGTACTGTTTACTATAAGTAATCCAAACATTTTTATAAAAGGTGTTGGGTATGGTAAGATGATGTTTTCAAGCGAGGGTTCTGAGATTATGAATAATGTTCGCAGTAAACAAACTCAAAGGTTATATGGCTCAGGGTTAAGTGGTAGATTAGTTGACCCGTCAATACTTTCTAAGAGAGGTGGTACTGCAAGAGCTCAGAAAGCTAGAGGTAAAAGTTTATTGGGACGTATAAGAACCAAACTTGGACAGGCAGGAAGTCTATTAAGTTTATATCCTAAAGCAATTGAGACAGGTGCAGATACTATTATATCCTCTCCTGATAAAATGGTTACTAGACCTATATGGTTTGGAACTTTTGCTACTGAGTTTAAGAAGTTGACGGGGCAGGAAGTTGACTTCAATAAGATTGCAGAGAATGACGCTGAGTATATGTCTAAGTATAAAAAGGAAATAGAGAAAGCAAAGAGAGAGGCTGATACTAAGTCTGTTGAAATAGGAGCTACAGATAATCCTTTGATGGGTATTCTTAAAAACAAAAAGAGACCGGGTGAGCCATTAAGAAATGCTTGGAAAAATTTTAATGGATTTATGCAGAGGTTTTTGATATTTGAATTTAATGCATTTAGAAAAGGATTATATGCAGCTATAGGTAGAGGTGAAATATCTAAGCTAAAAGGAGGTATGTTAATGGCTGCTGTTGTTGGTCGTATGACAGCATATACATTGCTTACAGGAACGCTTACAAATATGGTGGCTTCAACTTTAGGTCAAGCTTTAGGAGCTGCAGGTGATGATGACGATGAGGAAGATAAGAAAGGAACAACTTCTCAAAAGGTTGCTAGAGCTGTCGCTTCTACAACAACATCACTTTTATTAGGAAGAAGTTTTGGTGCAGGTATTAAAGCTATTCAGAACAGATTCATTGAGTTAGCTAACAAGGAGTACGGAGATGATATAGGATTTAGAGATGGTGAATACGATAGATATAACAATTCAATTGCATTTGATATATTTCCGGAGTCAAAATCATACAAGCAACCCGACCCTATATCTGACCTTGTACCAAAAATGTTGGGACCTTACTCTAATATAGGTGGATTGATTCGGGTTGGAGCGAGAGCCTACGGTCCTGAGATAGGATACGGGGAGAAAAAGAAGACTGAAGAAGGTGAGGCTAGAAGAGAAAAGGAAAAGGATAGATTTCTTTTTGAAGTAGGAGGAAACCTAGGATTGGTTCCTCTTTACAAGGAGCTTAGGAAAGCTATGATGAAAGACATTTACAAAGATTTAGGTAAGAAGAAAAAATCATCGGGGAAAAGCTCAAGACCTAAGA